GAAGACAGGTAATGTTTTTATTGAATATGAAAGCAGAGGTAAGGCTAGTTGTTTAAGTGTAACAACTGCAAAGTACTGGGTCTTTTGTTTATGGTCAGAAGTTAGAAAAGAACAGACTTATGTTTTTATTCCTACACGAAGATTAAAAAAATTAATTAAAGATAACAACTACAGAGAAACTAGAGGTGGCGATAACCTTTCTTCCAAAGGCTACCTTGTACCAAAAGAAGACCTTTTAAAAATAATATGAAATATAAAAAATATAAAATCACTTGGATTGACCCAACAGGCGATAGCGGTTGGCATAGTGCAGAAGACTTAGATGAATTTGAATGTGAAGACTGCGTAATAGAAGCTTATGTTTATTACAAAGATAAAAAGAAAGTAAAAACTTTTGCTTCATACTCAATAGGTAAAAAAGGTGAGATGACATTCGGAGATGTGAATGTTCTTCCAACCGCAACAATAAAATCAATGAAGGTAATAAAATGAGAAATGTAATTGAGTTTCACAAGAACAAACAAAAAGTGATGATAGTAGATGGTGATTTACTTGCTTATAAGATTACTTCTAGTTTAGAAGAACCAATTGATTGGGGTAATGATGTATGGACATTACACTCTGATTTAAAAGTAGGTAAAGAACATTGGAAACATCAAATAGAATATTATAAAAATTATACTCATTCTAATAATGTAATCATTTGTTTTTCAGACAATAAAAATTACAGAAAAGATTTTGATAAAGAATATAAATCTTATCGTAAGAAAATTAGAAAACCAGTTTGCTATTCAGCATTAAGAGACTGGATTAAAGAAAATTATAATTATGTGCAATTTCCTAATCTAGAAGGTGATGATGCAATAGGTTTATTAGCAACAGGCGTACATAAAACTAATAACGTAATCATATCAGGAGACAAAGATATGAGAACTATACCTACTTGGCACGTCTTTATTGGTGATGACCAATTAGAATTAGTTGATGAAGTTTCAGCAAATAGAAATTTTTGCACACAAGTTTTAACAGGAGACCAAGCTGACGGTTACAAAGGTTGTGTTGGTGTTGGTGCAGTTAAAGCATCTAGAGTTCTTCACGATAAGAAAACTTTAGATGATATGTGGGAAGCGGTTATTCAAGAGTATGAGAGAAACAAACAGACTTTTGAAGATGCTTACCATCAAGCAAAACTTGCCAGAATATTACAGGCAGGTGAATACGATTATGAAACCTTTAAACCAACATTATGGAATTATAAATATGAATACTACAGAGATACTAGAGCAAACCGAAAAGCTAGTTAGTGGAGACCGTAATAAAAAACACGGTGACAAAATAGAAAACCACGAAAACATAGCTAGACTTTGGCAAGCTTACTTACAAAATAAATTTAAGCTTCAGGTAAAGATACTTCCTGAAGATGTAGCCAACTTAATGGCATTACTCAAGATTGCTAGAACACAAGCAGGTGAACACAACATTGATGATTATGTTGATGCCTGTGGTTACATTTCTATTTCTGGTGAAATAAATGAGAAGCGAAATCAATTAAGTTCCACTTTAGGAGTAAACAATGCCACAAATACCTAAATGTCCAAGTATTGACGATGAATTACTTAAATATTTAGAGGTAATGTTTCCTAATGAATGTGCGGACTTAAATGATACCGACCGTAAGATTTTTTATAAATCAGGTCAAAGGTCAGTAGTTCAGCACTTAATAGAAAAATATAAGGAACAACAGGAGAGTTAAGTTATGTGTAGTTTTTCAGCACCAAGCCCACCACCTGCTCCCGAACCAATTCCTAGCACACCGCCTACAGTAGCTAATGCAACTACAAGACAAGATGCACCTAGTACTGCGGTTAAAAGGAATGAGAGCGGAGAAGCAGTAGGAAGAAGTTTAAACAAAGCTTCTACAGCGTCTAGAAAAAGATTAGGTAGAGGAAGTTTAAGAATACCTCTTTCTTCAGTTTCAGGCGGTAGTGGTCTTAATTTCCCATCAGCATAAATAAATGGAACAATACAAATTGAATACAGCAACAGTCAGTGAAGATAAAAATTCGCTTGAAAGTATGTATTCAAAATTAGAAATAGATAGAGAAGTTTATTTAGAAAGAGCAAGAGATTGTGCGGAACTAACTATTCCTCATTTATATCCACCTAAATCATCTAACGAAGCAACGGTTTATCCTACACCTTATCAATCAGTAGGAAGTAGAGGAGTTACAAATTTAGCATCTAAATTAATGCTAGCTTTGTTTCCACCACAAGCACCATTCTTTAGATTAGATGTAGATGAATTAGTTTATAAATCTATTCAAGGTGACCCACAGCAAAAAGCTACAATCGAACAAGGTTTAGCTAAAATTGAAAAAGCTGTGATGTCTTCTATTGAAGAAAATAATGACAGGGTTGCTGTTTATGAAGCTTTAAAACATCTTATTGTTTCTGGTAATGTTTTACTTAAATTATCTGAAGACGGATTAAGAGTTTATAGATTAGATAATTATGTAGTTAAAAGAGACCCACAAGGTAAAATTCTTAAAATAATAATTAAAGAAGGTGTATCACCTGCAACTTTACCCAAGAATATTGTTACTAAAATATATAACGAACAAATTCTAAATGAAGAAAAGAAAACATTAAATTTATATACTTGTATTACAAGAACTAAAAAGAATTTTTATGTTCATCAGGAAATAAATAAAGTTAAAGTTTATGAGACAACTCACGACTTTGATAAACTTCCGTACATTGCTTTAAGATTTAATAGAATTGATGGAATGAATTACGGTAGAGGACATTGTGAAATGTTTCTTGGTGACCTTAAATCATTAGAAGGACTAACGAGAGCAATTTTAGAAGGTAGTAGTGCATCTTCTAAAATGCTTTTTATGGTTGCACCTAATGGTACAACTAGAGCAAGTTCAATTGCTAAAGCACCTAATGGTGCAATCATAGAAGGTTCAGCTAGTGATGTTTCTGTTTTACAAGCTAATAAGTTTGCAGACTTTAGAGTAGCTTATGAAGTAATGGGAAGAATTGAACAAAGACTTCAATTTGCTTTCTTATTAAATGCTTCAGTTCAAAGACAAGCTGAAAGAGTTACTGCAACAGAAGTACAATTAGTTGCTAATGAATTACAAGATGCTTTAGGTGGAGTATATGGAATATTAACTACAGAGTTTCAACTTCCTTACATCAATGCCAAGATGGCAATGTTAAAAGAGAAAAAGCTTTTACCTCAACTTCCTAAAGATATTGTTAAAACTAAAATTATAGTTGGAATGGAAGCACTTGGGCGTGCTTCAGATAGATTACGATTATTACAATTTATGGCAGACCTATCTAATACTTTAGGTGCTGAAACATTATCTAGATATATTAATCTTGATGATGCCATTAAGAAATTTGCAGTTGCTAATGGAATAGACACAGGTGGTCTAATTAAAACCCAAGAGCAAATTGCACAAGAAACCCAACAAGCACAACAACAACAATTTGCACAGCAAACTTTAGCTGACCCAAGAGTAGCTATTGAAGCAGGCAAATCAATGAGAGACGCAGGAGTTAGCATCGGTGCTAATCCTGACGGTCAATTACAATTAAATACAGAGGAGTAATATATGTCTACAGAACGAGTAGAAATAACACCTGATGAGACACCAAATCCATCATTAGAAGAACAAGCAAAGCAACAAGAACAAGAAGCAAATGCTATTGCTACTGAAGAACAAACTTCAGAAACAGTTCAGGAAGACAGACCTGAATGGCTACCAGAAAAATTTGCGTCAGCAGAAGATTTAGCTAAAGCATATTCTGAATTAGAAAAAAAGGTATCTTCAAAAGAACCTAACGACCCATCTATTCAAGATGCTAGAAAAGTAGCCGAAGAAAATCAACAAGCTGAAAATACTTTAGAACCTTTTTATGCAGAGTATCAAGAGAAAGGTGAATTATCTGAAAAGTCTTATGCTGATTTAGCAAAGATGGGTTTAGATAAAAATTTAGTTGATGGTTACATCGCTGGACAAAAAGCAATTGCTGATACTGAAGTAAAAATGGTTCACGAAATTGTTGGTGGCGAAGAAAACTATTCTAAAGTTATTGATTGGGCTAAAGATAATTTAAACCAATCTGAACAAGATGCTTTCAATGCAACATTAGATAGCGGAACAATTGAACAAGTAAAATTTGCTGTTCAAGCTATTGCATCAAGAGCAGGTATATCTGGTGACAAACCACAGATGATTGAAGGTGATACTACAACTTCTATACCTGAAATGTTTGAAAGTGTTGCACAAGTCACTCAAGCAATGAATGACCCAAGATACGACAAAGACCCTGCGTATAGAAAAAAGGTTGAAGATAAACTAGCTAGAAGTTCAGTTATCTAATGAGAGACTATCGTTCAGAGTACAAGAATTATCATTCTAAACCTGAACAGAAAAAAAATAGAGCATCACGAAATTTAGCAAGAAGAATGATGAAGAAAAAACTTGGTACTAAACTTAATGGTAAAGACGTAGACCATAAAGACGGTAATCCAAAAAATAATTCTATGGCTAATCTTCGTGTACGCTCAAAGTCTTACAATAGGTCACGTAATGCTTAACTTTATTTTACCCATTCTTAAAAATCCTATTACTAAAATAATAGCCGACAAAACAGTTGGTGCTATTCAGCATAGTATTGAAAAGAAAAAAATTATTAGAGCAAAAGAAATAGAAGCAGAACAAAATGTTTCTATTGAGCAAGTTAAGCAACAAGAAAAATCTATTAAAGATGAACTATTAACTATTCTTGTTGGTGGAATATTTGTCTTTACGTTTTTACCTTTTTCTCAACCTTATATGATGAAAGGTTTTGAAATTCTTAAAACTGCACCTACTGAATTTTGGTGGGCAGTTCTTATCGTCTTTAGCGGAAGCTTTGGATTATCAACTTTAAACAACATAAGGAAAAAATAAGGAGAAAATAATGGTTGATGTAAATAAAAAAGAAAAAGAAACAATAGCAAAGTCAAATAAAGCTTACGCAGATAAAGTAGCAAAATCAAATAAAGCTTACGCAGATAAAGTAGCAAAAGCAAACGAAGCTTACAGACAAAAAATGATAAAAGAAGACCCAGTAAAATATGAAAGAATAATGAAAGAAGCTCATAAAAAACTTGGAATTACATATAGAGAAGGACTTAAGATAAAATAATGTCATTAGTACAAAATATTAATAGAAGAAAAAAACTTGGTATTTCTAGAAGTAAGAAAAAATCTACAGTTTCTCCAAAAGCTTACAAAGCTATGAAGAACAACTGGAAAAAGTCAGGTGGCAAAGGTTAAGTTTAGTAAAGACAAACCTGTATTTGAAACCAGAAGTAAATTTAAAAAGACCAGTATAGGCAGAAAACCTAGTCTAGGAATGATGAATAAATCTAAACGTAGAAGTTTCAAACCTTATGTCGGACAAGGAAAATAAAAAATGTAAATGTAAAAGTTGTAAATGCGTAGATGTTACAAAAATATCCGAAGAAGAATTTTGGAAAATCCTAAATGAAAAAAGTACCATCTCTCTTAAGAGAGGTGCTAACAAAAATTCAAAAAAGATTGCCACTCACGAGTGATAACCTTCTGATTATGGAAAGTAAGTTAGGTCAATACAAACAAACCAAACAACAAACCAATAAGGAGAAATAACTATGTCAAACGCAGTTATATCAACGATTGGTCAAGTAAACTCGGCTAATGATGCTAATGCTCTTTTCCTGAAAGTATTTTCGGGTGAAGTATTAAGTACATTCGCTAGAGAAAATCAGATGTTGGGTATGACAACTGTTAGAACAATTTCTAATGGTAAGTCAGCTCAATTTCCTGTTACTGGTACTGTATCGGCTTCATACCATACAGCAGGTAACGAAATACTTGGTCAAGCGATTAAACACAACGAAAAGGTAATTAACATTGATGATATGTTAATTGCTGATGCTTTCGTTGCTGAAATAGAAGAACTTAAAAATCATTATGACGTAAGAAGCATCTATTCAAAAGAGATGGGTCAAGCGTTAGCTAATAGAGTTGATAAGCACCTTTTATCTTTAGCAATTCTTGCATCAAGAGTAACTACACCAAACGTAACTGGTGGAAAAGTTGGTGATGAAATCATTGACGCTGATGCTAATACAAATGCAACTTCATTAATTGATAGTGTATTTGAAGCAATTCAAAAACTAGATGAGAACAATGTTCCTTCATCTGGTAGAGTTTGCGTGGTAGCACCAGACCAATATTATCAACTAGCAAACGTAGACAAGTTAGTAAACAGAGACTTCTCGTCTGATAACGGTGACTTTGGAAAAGGTACTGTATTATCAATCGGTGGAGTTCCAATTGTTAAGTCAAACACAGCAACAGAAGTATTTGCAACTGATTTATCAGCTTCAATCTCTGGTGCTAATAACACTTACAATGGTGACTTTTCTAATACGTATGCTGTTGTAATGCACAGTTCAGCACTTGGTACTGTAAAACTTAAAGATTTAGTGATGGAAAGTAATTATGACCCACGAAGAATTGGGACATTAATGACTGCCAGAATGGCTTTAGGTCACGGTATTTTAAGACCTGAAAGTGCAATCTCAATTGCAACTGCTTAATTGCAGTTTATGTGGTGGCGGTGAAATATCCGCCATCACTTTCTTAATATGACAATACAAACAAGAACTACTGAATTAGAAGCAGTAAATACTATTCTTTCAACAATCGGTGAAGCACCACTTAATACTTTAACTGGAAGTTTACCTGTAGACGGAACAGTAGCTAAAAATGTTCTTAATGAAATTACAAGAGAAGTCCAATCACAAGGTTGGCATTTTAATACTCATTACAAAGTTACATTAAGTAGAAATACTGACAATCAAATACCTTTAGCAACTAACGTTGTTAGAGTTGAGTTAGACCCAAACTTATATTCTAAAACTCAATTTGATATTGTTCAAAGAGATGGTTTTCTATTTAATTTAGCAACGAACACAGATACATTTACAAAGAATTTAGACAACGTAACAGTTATTTATCTTTTACCTTTCAATGAAATTCCTGAACAGGCTAAACGTTATATAACTATAAGAAGTGCTAGAGTATACCACGACAGAACTCTAGGTGCAAATACTTTACATAAATTTTCACAAGAAGATGAAAAACAAGCTTTAAGTATTTTAAAACAAGCAGAAATGCAGACAGGTGATTACACAATATTTGATACACCTGAACAAGCTTACACAATCTCTAGAAATAACAGAGTTTACTAATGCCATTAGTATCACGTACAATTCCAAATTTAGTACAAGGTGTTTCACAACAACCAGAAGTATTAAGACTTAATTCACAAGCAGGTGAACAGATAAATGGATTTAGTTCAGTTGTTGAAGGTTTAAAAAAAAGACCACCAACAAATCATATAGCAAAATTAACAGGAAGTTCTTTATCAAATGCTTATATTCACACGATTAACAGAGATACTAATGAGAGGTATGTTGTTGTTCTTACTAATGGTAGCGTTTCTGTTTATGACATTGACGGTACTAGTAAAACAGTTGTTAATCAAACTGGAGCAACTAACTACTTAACTTCTTCTAATCCAAAACAAGATTTTGTTTGTGTAACGGTAGCTGATTACACTTTTATTTTAAATAAAACGATTACGACAGCTATGGGTAACACAACATCACCCACAAAAATTGAACAAGCAGTTTATTCAGTATTACAAGGTGTTAATTCCACTAAGTATTCAATTACCATTGATGGAACAACTTATTCCTTTACGTCTTCCAACACAGATACGGAAAGTATTAGAGACGGATTGTATTCCGCTATTGGAAGTCCTTCTGGTATTACATTAAGTAAAATAGGAAACTCTAGTTTCTCTGTAACTAAATCTTCAGGTACTTTAGAAATTACTGCATCTGATGGTTATGGTGATGATGCGTCACAAGTCGTAAAAGATAGAGTACAAAACTTTTCAGATTTACCAACACCTGCAATTGATAATATGGTTGTAGAAATCACTGGTAGTGCAGAAAATTCATTTGATAATTATTATGTTAAATACATCGAAGCTGATGATTTATGGGAAGAAACTTTAGCACCAGATATTAAAACACAGTTTGATGAAACAACATTACCGCACGTATTACTTAGAAGTGCTGACGGAAATTTTAGATTTACTCAAGTAGATGGCTCAACTTATACAATAAGTGGAACAGATTATAATGTACCTGCTTGGGGTGAAAGATTAGTTGGAGATGAAGACAGTTCACCTGAACCAACATTTGTAGGTAGAAAACTAAATGATGTTTTCTTTCATAGAAATAGATTAGGTTTTCTTTCAGATGAAAACGTTATCTTTAGTAGAGCAGGAGAGTTCTTTAATTTCTTTCCTGAAACAGTTACACAAACTTTAGATACTGACCCAATTGATGTTGCAGGAACTCATACAAAAGTTTCAATCTTAAGACACGCAATTTCATTTGATGAAGAACTTTTATTATTCTCTGACCAAACACAATTTATTTTAACTGGTGGAGCAACATTAACATCAGCAAATATTAGTATTGATGTAACTACAGAATTTGAAGCAGATAAAAATGTAAAACCTGTAGGAGCAGGAAGTAATGTTTATTTTGCTTTTGGTAAAGGAAACTTCACAGGCTTTAGAGAATTTTTTATTGCATCTGATACTGACACAAAACAAGCAGATGATATTACAGGTAATGTACCTAAATTTATTCCAAAGAATGTATTTAAGATTAGTAGTGCAACTACAGAAAATATTTTTGTAGCTTTGTCTTCTGATGAACAAAATGCTTTATATGTTTATCAATACTATGTTTCACAAAATAGAAGATTACAAAGTGCTTGGAGTAAATGGACTTTTGGTTCTTCTTCAAATGATACTATATTAAACGTAGATTTTATTGAGAATACTCTTTACCTAGTTATAGAAAGAAGTGATGGTGTATTTTTAGAAACGCTAGATGTTTCGCCTGCACTAACTGATACAGGAGAAACTTATTTATCTCATTTAGATAGAAAATTAGACAACACACAGATTACAGAAGTTTATGATGCAGGTACTAATCAAACTACAATAACGTTACCTTACGAAATTCAAAACACTATGAAAGTAGTGGGAAGAAGTGGAGCAAGTAATAAAGCAGGACAAGCAATCACTACAGTATCACAATCAGGAACAGATATAGTTGTTACTGGAGATATTACTGCTCAAAATTATTTCGTTGGAGAACAATATGAATTTAAGTTTGTATTCTCACAACAATTTATTCAAACAGCAGATACACAAGGTTCAAGAATTTCAGTTAAAGAAGGAAGACTACAAATTAGAAACTGGGCAGTATCTTTTAATGATACTGGTTATTTTACTACTGAAGTTAAACCTGTAGGTAGAGACCTGTCTACCACAACATACACAGGAACAATTACAGGTTCAGGAATACTTGGTACAGTTAATTTAGAAGATGGTGATTACACCTTTGCTGTTCAATCTGAAAATGACAAACTAACAGTTACAATCAAAAACGACAGTCATTTGCCAAGTAATTTTATCAATGCCAGTTGGCAAGGATATTATGTTACAGCATCACAAAGAGTTTAATGGTTTTAGGTTATCTAAAATTTCTGATGTAGAATTTTTAGCACCTAGATTACGATATGAAGATAAAAGAGAAATCCTTAGTTCTTCAGGAAGAAGTCCTTATCAGGCACTTCTAACAGGATTTTTCCAATCGGACTTTTGTTTTACAATTGTAAATACAGAAGATGTTCCAGTTGGAATGTATGGTGTCGGTGGAGATGGTGTCATTTGGCTACTAGCTTCAGATGACATAAAGAAAATTAAAATATCTTTCTTACGAGAAAGTAGACAAGTCGTAAATTTCTTAAATTCAAAATATAGAAAGTTATGGAACTACGTAGACTGTAGAAACGAATTACACATTCGTTGGTTGAAGTGGTGTGGGTTTATTTTCATAAGAAAAGTCAATCACGGAGTAGAGAACCTACCTTTTTACGAATTTATTAAAATATGTGCGAACCAATAACAGCATCACAAGCGTTACTAGCAGTAAGTGCAGTAAGTGCAGGTCTACAATACCAACAAGGTAAGCAACAACAGAAAGCACAATACGAAGCACAGAAAAGAACAAATGAAATTGCAAAAGCTAATGCGTTACAAAGATATGCTTCTGAACAACTTAAAATTAGACAACAAGTTAAATTAGCAAAAGCAAAAGGTTTTGAAGCTTCACAAAAAGCTAGAGCAACTAGAGCAAAATTTATTACTTCAGCAGGAGAGAGCGGAGTAGCTATAGGTGGTTCTATTGAAGGACTATTAGCTGATTACTACAGAACTGAAGGTAATTACTTAAATTCAGTAGCTAATAATTTAGCAATTAATATTTCACAGTTTGAAAGAAATATGGAAGCTATTCAGTTTGGACAAGAAGCACAGTCTGTCTATGTTCAACCACCAAACCCAGAACTTCTATTTGCTTCTTCAGCACTTAATGTTGCTAACACTTATTACAGTTTAGAGTTTATGAAACAGCAAAATGGTCTTCAAACAACTACAGATAAAAACAATCAAAAGAAATCAGTTAGTGGAGTTTGGTTATAATGGCTAAAAGAGAAACACCTATACTAGGCTTATCTAATGAATTACCTGATGTAGTTTCACAAGATTTTAACCTTTACTATAAACCACAAGCTGAACCTGAAGTAGCAGGAGCAAAAGAGTTGTTTGCTTCTTTAGATAACTTTGTAAATGATGCAGGTAAGAAATTAGTTATTGGTAGTGAGTTAAAACAAAAAAAGGAAAACGCAGGTAAAGCTTTACAAGATTATAATTCAAACAAACTTAACTTTAGAGATGCAGTTAAGAATGGATTAATAGATAAAACTGCAAATCCTTATTATATTGAAAAATATAAAGAACTTACTCTTAATGATTATGCTAATAGATTTATAGATAAATTAGGTAAAAATTATCAGGAGAAAGGTGTTGAAAATGACACTAGAGATGGTGCTTTTGGTCAGTTTTATAAATCAGAATTAGACAGTTTTATTAAAGAAAATAATTTAGGTTTCTTTAATCCTATAGAATTAGAAAAAGGTTTCTTTAAAGATACATCATCTTACAGAGCAATTTTAGAAAATAATCACAGACAGAAACAATTAAAAATATTTGAAGATAAATTTAATGAAAAAGTATCAGATAGAATATTTGGTATCTTTGAAAAATTTAAAGATTTTAAAAGTTCAGATTTAGGAGAGTTTAGTGACGGTAAATCTAAATTTGAATTTTTAGGAGATAAAATACAAAAAGAGATTGAAGACCTTGTTGGGGTTGGAGAAGAAAATGTTACTGACAGAGTTTTAGAAGGTTTAGAAAAATATGTAACTACAACAAGAGATTACAAATATGCAAAAGAGATAATTGCTAATTTACCAGAATTTATAAAAGGTGGTACAGGTTCATTTGCAGAGATTGGTAAGGTTAAAAGAAAACAAGAAGAATTATTAACTTTATTAATTAAGAACCAAGAAGACAAAGAAAGTGCAGATAACAATTTAGAGAAAACTATAAATCAAAAAGTTTTTAACAAAACATATCAATTTTTAGAAGGTAAAGAAGATGATGAAAATTTTAACATTATTGATTACCGAAACAGTTCCGACAGAACAACAGTAGAGATAAAAGCAATAGATACTTACATTAAAGACCAACAGTTTGATGGTGGTAACTCTGACAATAATATTATTATGCAACAGATTGGTGAATTAATTGATAATGGTGAATATGAAAAAGCTGAAGAATTAGCACGTTCACAAATGAGAGCGGGAAATATAAGAAAGTCTACTTATACTTCTTTAATAAATTCAGACATACCTAACGCTAGGTCATTTAAAAACAAACCAGTCTTTAGTAACCCAGAGTTTCAAGCAATGATAAATGGTTTGAATGGAATTTTATCTAGTCAAGCTAAAGCAGGAGATAAACTTCAAGCGTCACAAGCAAAGACCTACATCAATACTAGAATGTTAAGATGGTACAAATCTAATCGTAATCAAAAGAAATACATCACTGACGATGGTTCTTTTAATGAAGATTTATTTGAAACAGATTTTATTAATCAATTTAGAAATATCATTGAAGTAATGAAGACAGCTAAATCAACGAAAGGTGATGCTCTGTTTCCTGCATTAGAATTTAATGAAAGTCAGTCTAATAGACAATTATTCAACTCACTAGACAAACAATTATTAGGACAATAATAAATGGCAATATTTAGAAAAGCACCTAACGGTGAATTATTAAAGTTTCCTGACGGAACAACTGAAGAAGAAATATCAAAACAATTAGAACAAGTTCAACAAGCTGAAAAAGTAGAAAATCCTGAAGGACTTCTAAATGATGTTCCTGATGCTTTAAAAAAGAACTGGTTATATGATACTGCTGTTGTTGCACCGTATGAAGCTTCAAGAAAAGCAATAAATAGTACAGTAGGTTTAGTTGAACAATTAAGTGACACTTTAGGAGAAAAGACTACGTTCGGTGGCTTTCGTTATGGTTCAGATGCTAACAATAACTTAATTGAATACGTACCTTACGATAGAGCGATAAAAGAATTAAATGAAAGTGGGAAGAAAACCTATGGAATATTATCTCCACTTACAGGTGCTATAGGTGTTAAAGATGCTTATAACATTCAAGGTTTCTTCTATGACCCAACAAATCCTGACAATGATAACCACACAACTTCATTAAGTGGTAACCTTGTTGAAGGTATTGGTCAGTTTATAATTGGATTTAAAGGTGTAGATAAATTATTTAAAGCAGGAAAGATTGCACCTGCAACTACAAAGATTGGAAGTTTCGGACAAGCTTCAGTGAAAGGTGCTGTTGCAGACTTTACTGTCTTTGATGAAAATTCAGGAAGACTTACAGATTTATTAGCAGAGTATGCACCTGAAACAGTTGATAATTATTTAGATTATTTACAGTCAGATGAAAGTGAT